ATAACTGGATTAGTGCGGGGCTAATGTCAAACACGGCTGCAATTTCTAGTATCACTTTGACTCACGCCAATTCGTATGATTTTGCTCAGTATTCAAGCGCAACGCTTTATGGAATCCTAAAGGGTTCTTCAGGCGGAGTTACAGTTAGCTAACAGAAGGAAAGAAAATGTCAGAAGTTATCACGAAGCTAGTTATTGACTGCGAAACAGGCGAACAACACGTAGTGCCCTTGACCGAGGAAGAGCTTGCAGAGCGTGAGCTAATGCGCTTACAGGCTGAAGCTGATCGTGAACAGCGCGAAGCAGAAGAGGCAGCAAAGGTAGCAGCTAAGGCTAGTGCTATCAGCAAGCTTGCAGCGCTAGGGCTATCGGACGCTGAGATCGCAGCACTTGTAGGTTAGTCATGCCAGAGCTACCCGGACACGATTCAATCCTGTTTCAATTAGCGCAGGACATTGCAGAGATCAAGGCAACAGTCAAAAACTACGCTGATCTAGAAACACGTGTTCGCGAGTTGGAAAAAGCGCGCTGGCAAACAGCCTGGATAACTGCTTTCGCTTCAGCCGCATTGACGGCGTTGGCTGTAGCTCTGATGACAAGAGTAATTCAGTGAAAGCCCCATTCTCTAGATCGTCTGTCACTTCACTTTATGGGGCAACGGCAAATCGTCCTAACCCTCATAGGGGGCTAGATTTTGGAGTTAGGCAGGGAAGCCCTATTCGCTTTGGGACCAATGCCAGAGTTATGTTTGTCCGGTGGAGTGACTGCCTAGGTTGGGTAATCAGCTTCAGGTTCATGCACCAAGGCAAAATCCTTTATGCTGCTCACTCACACCTGCTAAGAAAACCTAAGTTCAAAGCAAATGAACTTGTAACTGCTGATCAGGTTGCAGGGCTAGTGGGAAACACTGGGGCTTGCAGTCGGGGCGCTCACGATCATTTGACAGTTGGACTGACGGCAGAACACGTATTTCAGGGCGCTACAATAGACCCATTGACAGTATTGGACTTTGACTAATGCACTTTACACCGCAGATTAGAAAAGCGATTTATGCAGCAGCAGCAGGACTTGTTCCTTTGTTCGTAGCACTAGGCGCTATCACTAATGAACAGTCGCAGCTAATCCTTAGCAGCATTGCAGCTGGACTAGCGTTTTTTGCAAGCGTTACGGCGATTAGAAACGTCGCGCCTAATAATCCTCAGTCAGACGAATTCGAGGACGTTACAGAGGGCGTAGAGCCACCTCACATTCCTGGCGTATAAAGTCAGAGGGCCCTGCTAGTGTTTTGAGCATGAACACACTAATTAGCAGAATTGAAGCAATCGGCAAAACTAAGCACGTAGCTAAGCACGTCCCCGGCAGTCTGGAGTGGCATGCACAGCGCTCTAAAGCAATCGGTGGCAGTGACATTGCTGCGATCATGAACAAATCGCCCTGGGCTACGCCTTACACGCTATATCACGAAAAGATAAACCCTGCTGTAAAAGAAAGCAGTTTTCTTATGCGCATGGGGCAAATCCTCGAGCCTGCAATCTTAGATATATTTATCGAGCAACACCCTGATCTAGACGTTTACAGCAATGTAGGGACTTTTGCTAGCAAAGAGCAACTGGGCTATCACGCAAACCCGGACGCGATCGTCGAGAATCAGTTCGGGGACATGTCCATTCTTGAAATCAAATACACAACGCGCTACTGGAAAGACGGCGTTCCTGAAAACTACAAGTTGCAGGTGCTTTGGTATATGTATGTCACGGGGCTGCACAATGACGCTTACTTAGCAGCGCTGACCCCATATGGGTATCAGGAATACATAATCGAGTATGACGCTGAGCTAGTTCAGGAAATGAAAGACGCAGCCAGCGAGTTCTTGACGCGCCTTTACAACTATGTAGAGCCACCTTTTGACAGTAGCGAAAGTTCATTACAGACAATGCGCTCAGTGATCACAGTTGATGAAGAGCTAGAAACAGAGCTAGACAAAGAGATAGTGTCACAGCTCAGGCATGCTGACGCCATGCGCGAGTTCTGGGAAGAGCAGCTTAGGTTTAGGAAGCAAGAGATCATGAAAGAACTTGCCGGGGCAAAATACGGATACGTGGACGGCGAGCATGTAGTAACGTTGAAACAGCGAGGAAGCAATCCGCCTTACTTGCAAATAGAGAAATGGTAAACACACATGTCATTTATGGATAATTACGAGCCTGTAGCTGATCGCATTGCGAAGTTCTGGGACAAATACCCTAACGGAAGATTGCACACTGAAATTGTGCTAATCAACGAAACCGAGGTCGTAATCAAAGCCAGCGCTTTCACTGATCGCGAGGACGCACGTCCGGCAAGCATTGATTTTGCTCAGGAAACTCGCAACAGCTCAACAATCAACAAAACTAGCTTCATCGAGAACTGTGCCACTTCAGCTCTAGGACGCTGTCTAGCGACATTGAACTTTCAGCCTAAGCGCGACGGCAAGGCAATTCGCCCTAGCAAAGAGGAAATGAAGAAGGTTGCAGCCGCTCAGCCCGCAGGTAATGACTTTGCTGTTCGCCTGGCGTTCTTGCAGGCACAGAAAGACATTGAAGGGCTACGAGCGCTTTACAAGGAAGCGCAGACACTAGGGGCTAACCCTGACACTCTCGCAGAGATCAAGAAGGCAGCAGAGGCACTTAAGTAGAAAACCCCCGGGGACACACAGAAACCCCAGGGGCGAGCGCTGACTCATCAAAGGCGCTCTACGCCGAAGCGTTCACAAATTGTAACAGAAAGATTAGAAAATGATTCCAGAAACATACCTTGCCTATGGGAAGGGCTACAAGGCTGCTGAGAGGGACGCAATAGCTATTGTGACTCATTCCCTATGGGAAGAAGTAAAAAGGCTTCAGAGGGCATTTCCTGACCTCTCAGAGGGTCTTCAGGTTGCCATTGACGTAATCGAAAGCAAATTTCCCGAGCAAAGAGAAAAAACAAAAAAGTAAACTCTCTATATATAGATATATATATAGATATATAAATAACTAAAAATATTTTTATAGATTTATAAATAACTAAAACTATTTTTAGTAATTTATAAATATCTATAGATATATAAATAACTAAAAATATTTTTATAGATTTATATAAATAACTAAATAATCGAAAAAAACGAAAAACACAGAAAGAAGAAAAAATGCAAGAAGATTTAGAGCAAGAATTTCCATTCTTTGCTAAGTATTATCGTTATTTTGTTTATCGCGGCAATGATCGCAAACCTATAGCTAAATTCAACTCGCAAATGAGTGCTGAAAATTACATTGAGCTGTTACATCAACAAGAAAAGAATTGGGAACATAAAAGCTACTATCGCTTAGTTTTCAATGGCAGAACCCAAATAACCCTATAAACACAGAAAGAAGAAAAATGCCACAGATCAAAGTTGCCGGAGAAGTTCACCTACTGGGCTGGGAAGGCAAGCGCGTTTCATTTTGGGAGAACGTTCACGCTAACGGAAAAGACTATTCAAGATTGTGGACAGCCTGGTTTGCTAGCGCGCAAGACGTGCAGGAACAAGACTTTGTAGAGATCGCAGGAGAGCTAAGCACAAAGATCGGCGAATACACCAACAAGCAGGGCCAGAAGAAAACTGTTGTTGAACATCACTTGCAGAATGCTGTAATTGCTCAGCACAGAACTAAAGCCGAAGCCGAAGCGAGCGCAGCAGCTTACAGCGAAGAAGCGCCGTTCTAATGATTCAGGCGTTCGTTGCAGGACTCCCTATCCCACAAGGCAGCAAAACTGCTTTTGTGAGATCGGGAAGGGCTGTGATGATTGACAGCGACAAGCGACTCAAAGCCTGGCGAAAGCTAATGACAGAAAAGCTAGAAGCTGCTAATGCAGGCTGTGAACAGCTCAATGGGGCGCTATCGTTGCAAGTCATATTCTTCATGCCTAGACCCAAAACAGTGAAACGCGACTTCCCAATCACTGCTCCTGATCTAGACAAGCTGATACGAGCTGTAAACGACAGCGCCACAGACGCCGGGATAATCAAAGACGATTCGCAAGTCATTGAAATAGTCGCTTATAAGTTCTATGAGGACGCTCAAAACCCAATGGGCGTCTTTATTGCTTATGAGTATCTAAACGGCGTGTCTGCTCACAGATTCTAAACTCTAAACAATACGTTGAAGCTACACACAGAAAGTAGAGCAATGTTAGAAAACCTAAAGATTGAAACTAGAAAACTGCCTTGCGCTGTAAGAACGTTTTACAACACTTTGTCTGAAGCTGATCAAGAAATCCTGATGAGCAATCTAAGCAACCCAGAAATTCCTCACAAGGCGCTAGAAAAGGCGCTTAGAGGAGTGGGCGTTGTTCTGAGCGATACAGCGATTGCTAGACACAGGAACTCGCACTGTTCATGCTCGAAAATCTAAACCCTGCTGCAAAGGTCGAAGCGCCTAACGACTTCAGACCTGCTTTGGAGTTCAACGGCGAAGAACTAACCGCAACTCTCCCTAACGGCAGAACTGATTGGCAAGAGTTTCTGAAAGAGCAAGGTTTCGACCCGGACGAATTCGAGCTAATTGGCGCACCTCGAGTGTCGCGCTGGCAAAAGTATGACGGCGATTGGCTGAGTGCTTATAAGTTTAGGCTGCAAAAGCTTACCGAATTTGATACGGATTTGCCATTGCTTTGGAGGACCGCTAAAACTAATTCTCGAAAAGGCAAGCCAGTCACCCCTAACAGCGAAAAAGCGTTCGTAATTATGCTCAGCGACTTTCAGCTAGGCAAGACTGATCACCGAGGCAATCACGAGCGATCAGTCACAGACATTCTGGACAGTTACTTAAGGATAGAAAATAAAGTTAAGCAACTAAAACCTGAGCGCATAGTTATTGCAGAACTAGGTGACATTGTCGAAGGGTTCAGCAATAAAGCGGATATGCAGCAATTACGGACGAACTCTCTTAGCATTATGCAGCAGGTTGATTTGGCGCTAACTCTGATTTGGGATCTAGTAAAGAGACTAAATAAGTATTGCGACAACCTAACGTTTGCAACAGTAGCCAGCAATCACTGTCAATTTAGAATCAACAAACAGCAGGTGGGCTTGCCTGGGCAGGACGATTGGGGCGTGTTCATTGCTAAGCAGGTCCATAAGCTTTCTGAGGAAACAGGTGTTTCGGTTCGCGTTCTAATTCCAGAACCAAGCGACGAGTCGTTGGCGTTAGACGTGTTTGGTGATCAGTTCCACGTTCTTGGTTTGTGGCATGGACACCAAAGCCCTCGACCTGAGCAAGTCCCTGACTTTTGGACTAAACAGGCATTTGGCAGGCAGCCTATTCACGCTGCTTCGATAGGGCTAACCGGACACTTTCATCACCTGAGAGTGCAAGAGCTCGGCGCTCATGCTAATGGGGGCAGTCGCTACTGGATACAGGCTAAAACAATGGACACAGGCTCTAACTGGTGGAGATTGAATTCGGGTTCGGAGTCAACGCCTGGAATAGTGTGCTTTGAGCTAGACAGCAAAAGACACTTCACAGGTTCAGTAATAGTGCTATAAGATACAAACACACACAGAAAGTAGTAAAAATGAGAATGATTGCAGCAGCCCTAGCGCTCATGTTCTTGATCGCACTGCCTCACTTCCTAGTCGAACTAATTATGTCTATCAGCCCCTGGCTAATGCTCATTCCACTAATTGCGTTTATTATGTGGGTAGGGTATGAGATAAGGAACGCCGATAGAGATGAAGTGTCCAACCTGTAATCAGATACATCACCGAGCTTCGGGCAACGTTCAATGCAAAGAGTGTTGGAGTAAACAATGGCAGACTGGCACAAAAGCAAAGAATGGGCAAAAGCGCGTGAATACGCGAAAACAGTCTTAGATCCCATCTGCGCGCAATGCGGGGCGCACTTAACCGGGGGTGACTGGACAATAGATCATATAATCCCGCCTAAACACACAGGAGAACCAAACCATGACATTAGCAATCTGCAATCTATGTGCCGCGCATGTAATGGGCGCAAGCAAGACCGCACCTTACACCGAGCTAACTGGACATCGCCACGCTGGAGATAGAGAAACCCTAGGCAGTTGGGTCAGAGGCATGAAGCGACAGATCACAAGACAGACTCAACCGAAGCACAGAAAGGTCGCAGGACATGAAAAGACCACCCGCAGTTTTTTCTAGAAGCCGCAGCCAATCCCGCGCAAGCCTGAGTATTTTCACCCAAGCCCTAAATTATCCGAAGGTTGACTGAGAATGATTGAGCAATACCTAAAAGACTGGCTAGAGCCACTGAGCTTGAACCTTGAACAGCGAGTGATTGCAGGCTTAGCCCTAAAGCTGGCTCATCAGTTCGACCTAGAGCCTCACACGTCTACTGCTGCCGAGCTTCGCAAGACTATCCTGGAATTACAGCGACAACTCAGCGCAAACAACGTCGAGTTTGACCCAATCGAGGAACTGCTAAAGCGCTAATGCTTCAACTGCCAGCGATCTACACCGAGCCTCTTTCCCCAGACTTCCCGAGTGACGGAGAACTGTTGGCAGAGTTGGTCGCTCACGCCTGGCGCAGCCCTGAGAACCCAGAAGGGATACAGCTGGACCAATGGCAGAAATGGTTGCTTACTCACGTCTTTGAGCGCTTCCCCGAAGGACATGAATACGCCGGCGAGTTGCGCTATAGGCAAGTAGTAATCTCTATGGGCAGACAAAACGGCAAGAGCTTACTAGCAGCGATTATTGGAGTTTATGGGCTGTTGCTACATCAACGCTCAGGCGCTCAGGTGCTATCGCTTGCTAGCTCTATAGATCAGGCGCGCATTATTTACAATCGAGTCTTGTTTGTCATTCAGAGCAACCCATTTCTAAGCAAGCGTTTCAAGAAGGCTTCGGAGTCCCGCGGCATTGTCACAGCAGACGGCACAGGGCGTTACGACGTGAAGCCAGCCAAAGAAGGCGCGTTGCAGGGTATCCCAATCTCTCTGTGTCTGTTCGACGAGCTGCACCTGGCTAAAGAGGGAATGTGGACGGCAGCAATCAAAGGCACTCAGTCCTATAAAGACGGAATCGTAATTGGCATTACAACGGCAGGCGATCAAAACAGCAAGACACTGCTCGACCTGTATAAATCTGGCAAGCAAGCAGCCCAGGGTGATAAGTCACTAGAGCGCTTCGGGTTCTTCTTGTGGGAAGCCCCAGCAAACTCTGACCTAAGCGACCCCGAAGCAATCAAGGCAGCTAACCCGGCTGTAGCCTGTGGACGTATCCCCATAGATCGCGTTATGACTGACTTGCAGACTCTCCCCGGACATGAAGTTAGGCGCTACACGCTGAATCAGTTCATCTCGGGAACGGCAGAGTCTTGGATCAACAGCGACCTGTTCCGAAAGCATGGGGGCAAAGTTGAACCTTCAACTAATGGTGGAGTGTTTGCAGTAGACATTGCTAAGAACTGGACTCACGCGACAGTTGCCTACGCTAACGAGCGCAACGGAGTTCATGAAACAGAACTCGTTCGCACCTTCGTCAACCCGAACGAGAACGACCTGTATAACTACTTAGTTGAGCTGAATCAGCGCTTTGCACCTAGAGCAATAGCGCTAGACGATAGACAGCTTCCCGGACTAGGCAAGCGACTCAAAATGTCTGGCTTACCTGTTTGGCAGTTGTGGACTAAAGAGATCAGCGCAGCCTGCTCAGCCGTCTATGCAATGTTCTCCACAGGCAAGGCGAAGCACAATAATGACCCACTGCTAATCGTGCAGTCACCTAGAGGAATTGCTAAGTATTCAGGAGAAACCTGGCTGATTAGTCGCAAGGAATCACTTGGGGACATTGACGCGCTTATGGCAACAGTTATGAGCTTATACGTGAGTTCAAGAGCAGAAAATCAACAGATAGGTGTATTCTAATGTTTGACTTTTGCAAAGGTTCGGTGTAATGGCTTCACTATGGAAGCGACTTCTAGGCGTAGACCTAGAAAAGCGCGCAGCACAGCCAACAATTCCCACTCGCTCAGACGCTGTCGTTACAGCTGATTCAGCGCTGACCCTAACGGCGGTTTATCGCGCGGTTCAGATCATAGCCACGCCAATTAGCAAAATGCCGATTGACACCTACAGGTTCGCAACTGGGATTGAGCTAAAGGTTGAGAATCCTGTCCTAGTAAACAAGCCGGATATCAACAGCAACAGACGCGACTTTATCTTTCAGACTGTAGTTAGCCTGGCGCTAGAGGGCAACGCTTTCTGGTTCAAAAACTACGGCAGCAACGGACAGGTAAACAATCTGACCCTATTGCCTGCCAGCGCTGTATCAGTTGCTTACAAGGACTCTCAGGACATCACCAAGGGCGTCGAGTTCAGCTATATGGGCAAGACTTATCAGCCACGTGAGATTGAACACCTGAAGCTATTCACTCGCACAGGCAGCCTTCGAGGACTAGCTCCGATTGACGCTGCACGTCCTGACATTTCCGCTGCACTCGATCTGCGCAACTACGCGAAGAACTGGTTCAATAGCGCCGGTGTTCCGACTGGCATTCTCAAAACCAATCAAGCCCTAAATCAAGAGCAAGCGGAAACCATCACCGCCAATTGGCATAACAAGCAGCAAAACCGACAGATTGCAGTTCTAGGCAACGGCTTCGACTATCAGGCGATTGCACTCAGCCCTCGCGAGGCGTTGTTCACTGACATTGTCGAGCAAAACACAATCAGCATTGCTCGCCTGTTTGGTATCCCTGCACGATTGCTGCTTACGACTGTCCCAGGTGGCTCAGATACTTACACGAACTTGCAGGACGAGAATCAGATTTTCTATCGCCACACCCTAATGGCTTACACAGACGCGATTACTGACGCGCTGAGCAACTGCCTGCCACGAGGCACAAGAGTCGAGTTTGACTTCGAGCATTTGTTCAAGGCTGACGTTGCAGCACGTTACAGCTACTATGCACAGGGAATTGCAGCAGGCTTCCTAACCGCTGAAGAGGTTAGAGATAAGGAAGGACTAAATGTCTGAGATTGAAACTAGAAGCTTCGAGGCGCGAGCTGACGTTGAAGAGCGCACTATCGTAGGGCTTGCTGTTCCTTATGGGCAGTTGGCTGATATCGGTGGCGCTTATCAAGAGCGTTTCGCACCGGGAGCTATTGACAGCGTCGAGGACGTGAAGCTGTTTTACGGACACGAAGAGCCAATTGGCAAAGTAGTAGAGGGTCGCGACACTGAGGACGGCTTCGAGATCGTGGCTCGCGTTTCTGACACACCAAAGGGCAATGAGGTGCTTACCCTCATGCGTGACGGAGTTCTAAACAAATTTTCGGTGGGCTTTATCCCTGTGGAATCACAGCGTGACGGCTCAACGATTACAAGAACGAAGGTATCTCTCAAAGAGGTGTCTGTCGTTCCATTTCCAGCCTTTACAGGCGCAAATATAACTGAGGTTCGCGAGGAACAGGAAAGCCCTGTTCTTGAAGCGGAACTCACTAACGAACAAGAAAGAGAATCTATGTCTGACAACATGGAACTAGAGGTTCGTTCTGTAATGGACGAGGTTGCAGAATTGCGCCGCGTTGTAGAGGCAGGACAGACTTCAGCAGCACCGGCAGTAGTAGCTTCGCACATTCGCTCCCAGGGTGAGTTTGCTAAGGCTTTGGTAAAGGGTGACGCAGCAGCAATCGAGCTTGCTCGCGCAGCTTCAGACTCTAGCGACACTGTCGCGCTACCTGGCTTTGTGGGTTACATTGACAACCTAATCGCGCAGAACCGCCCAGCAATGAGCGTTTTCTCTCGCGCAGCACTTCCAGCAGCAGGTTTGACTGTTGAGTATGCACAGGTAACTGCAAACACCATTGCAGTAGGACAGCAAGACCCAGAGGGCGAGGCTCTAAGCTTCGGTAACCTGACCATTGCTTCCACTTCCGCACCTGTCAAGACTTACGGCGGTTATACCTCCTTCACCAAGCAGACCATTGAGCGTTCTTCGGTGGACTACCTAAACACTGTATTCCGCGCTCTATCGCTTGCTTACGCAAACGCAACTAACGCTGCTTTTGTGGCTCACGTTGAGGGACTGAACTACACCGGTAAGGTATTCGACGTGTCGGCACTGACTGTATCCGCTCTAATCGGTGGAATCACTGACGGCGCTACCTACATCTTTGAGAACACTGGACTACGCCCAGAGGCTATCGTTGCTTCCCCAGAGGCTTACAAGAAGCTTATGACTGTAGTTGGCACTGACGGACGCCCAGTAATCCTTCAGGACGGACAGGGCTTCAACAACATTGGCACTGCTAACCTTCCTGGACTAAGCGGTTCTCTACTAGGGCTTCCTGTCGTTGTAGATCCTGCTATGACTGCTAACAAGGTATACATGGCTAACTCACAGGCTATTCAGTCCTTCGAGTCAGCTGGCGCACCTGTTCGCCTAACCGATTCTGACATCACTACCTTGACTGACAGCATTTCGGTATACGGCTACCTAGCAATCACTACCCCATTCGCTGGCGCAATCGTCGAGCTAGACGTAGTCGCTTAGTAGGTAACTAATGGCGCATGTGACTGTGGCAGATCTTCAGGCTTATATTGGAACTGAGGAAACTGGGGACTTTATCGAGTCTTGCCTAAGCGCAGGTAACGCTATGGTTGGTAACTACATTGGCGCAGTTGATACTGTTCCTCACGAGGTCCACCACCAGGCAATCCTTATCTGTGCTTCGGAGATCTACCACAGGCGCAGCGCGCCAAATGGCATTGCTCAATTTGCAAGTATGGACGGCAGCCCCATTAGGGTTGCAAAAGACCCGATGGGTGCTGTCTATCCTTTGCTGCTGCCTTATGTTGGGTTTGGTGTCTAGTGACTAATGAGATCACTCTAAGCAAGGCTGAACTAAAGCTCGACTTGCAGAACGCCGGGATAAACGTTTTGGACTATGTTCCTGAGCGTATCGTCCCGCCGATTGTGATCATCAACAGCGCTAGCCCTTACCTGACACCTTCAACAATTGGCAAAGAATACATAATGAGCCTCGAGCTTGTTTGTGTCGCAGCCACCGCAACTAACAAGCAGGCAACAGAAAAGCTAGACGAACTTATCGAAGCAGTGCTGCTATCTATCCCTAGATATGGCAGAGTTTTGAGAGTCAATGAGCCTTTCAACATGCAAACTAATAATGCCGAATACCTAGCGGCGAACATCGCCTTAGAAATCGAAATCACGATTTAGAAAGAGAAAAACATGGCAGCTTCAACACGTATCAAAGCGCAGAACATCTTGTTCAAGATCGGCGCGACTGAATACGCCTGTGACGCCACCAACGTATCCCTAGAGCTAGGGGACGCGCCAGGTGACGTGCAGACTTTCTGTGAGCAGCGAGTGGGTGGACAGTGGGCGCTAACCCTAGAGGGTATTACCTCAGGTGACGCAGCTTCCCTTTACCGCGTTCTATGGAGTAACTTCGGGACTACTGGCACTTTCACGATTGCACCTAACGGCAACGCGACTGCTACCAGCAACGAGCCTCACTACACCGGGACTGTCAAGTTCAACCAGCTTCCACCGCTGGCACTGAACAGCAACGAAACCGCTACTTTCTCAGTAGAGCTAGAAGTAGACGCTTCAGAGCACGACCCAGCTAATGACGTTTACTATGGCGTGGAGATCGTAACCGCGTAATGCAAAACCAAGGAGTCAAGATTGTGGGACTTCAGGAAGCTATCAAGGCACTAAGAATCGTTGGAGTCCCGGACGCTGAAATCAAGCAAGCCGGGCAAGATTCAGGTGAGCTAGTAGCCAATGAAGCCCGCAGTCTTGTTCCTGTTCGCTCAGGCGCACTTCGTGACAGCATTAGAGTGAACAAAGCGCTAAGGAAAATCACGATTAGCGCAGGTAACAACAGAAACAGCAAATCAGGCGTCCCTTACGCGAATCCCATTCACTGGGGTTGGTTCAAGCGCAACATCAAGCCTCAGCCCTTTTTCAGCAAAGCTATCGGCATAACTCGCGACGAAGTGTATAACAACTATTTGAAGCAGCTCGATAGACTTATGGAAAAGCAGCGCACGAGAGGCACACAGTGATTGAAGAGCTAAACCTAGGCGAAATTGAAGAGATTGAGCTATTGCTCAACGCAAGCATTGAAGTTGCGGAGAGCAAAGAATTTCCAAAAGGACGCTATCAGCGAGCGATTTACTACATTGTAAAAAAGCGCACTGACCCTAACTATAAGTTTGAGGACACCGCAAAGGTGAAGCCCTCAGAGCTAATGGCTTTGTTTGCAGCCGATAGCCCAAAAGACAACTAAAGAAGCTTCAAGCCCAAAGAATGGCTAGGTTTTGTTTGTTGCTAAGGATCAGCCCTAGCGAATACAAACAGCTCAGCTACTACGAAGCCGAAGCCCTGACAGAGCTGCATAAGGAGTTGAACGAATGAGCCTAGTTCTAAACGTAGAAATACTGGGGGAGTATAAGAAGCTCACTCAAGCTACGAAGGGCGCTTCAAAGCAGCTTCAGGGGCTAAACAAGACCACTAGCAAAATCTCAGGGCTAATGAGCAGTTCCCTAGCTGCAATCGGTGTTGGGTTTTCGCTAAACGCAGTTGTCAATGGAATCAAAGACGTAGTCAACGCGTCTAGTGATCTAAGCGAAGCGACTAACGCAATCAACGTTGCCTTTGGGTCGAGCGCTAAAGAAATTGAGAAGTTTGGTAAGCAGGCTGCTCAGGCTGTAGGACTAAGCAAGACAGAGCTTTACGGAATCGCCACTCAGTTCTCTAGCTTTGCTAAGACTGTTGCTGGGGACGGAGGGAACGCTGCAAAGGTTGTTCAGGACATTGCAACGCGAGGCGCTGATTTTGCTTCGGTGTTCAACCTTGAAGTTTCTGATGCGCTGTCTAAGTTCCAATCAGGACTAGCAGGACAGAGCGAACCACTAAGAGCCTTCGGTATTGACCTAAGTGCAGCGAGCGTAGAGGCTTTTGCAGTAGCCAACGGCATTATCAAGTCCGGCGAAACTATGACCGAAACTGAAAAGGTTATGGCTCGCTACGGCTTGCTTATGGAACAAACTGCAATGACGCAGGGTGACTTCCAAAACACCTCAGACGGACTAGCTAACACTCAGCGAATTCTGAAGGCAGAGTTCGAGAACGTAAAAGCTGAAGTAGGCACAGCGCTGCTCCCGGTAATGACTGAGCTATTCCAAACCATTCGCGACAATCTCCCTCAGATCAAGGCGCTGATTGCTGAAGTCATTAGGTTCGTCCCGCCAATGATTGAAGCCTCAATGCAAATCTTCAAATTCCGCGAGCAACTGATTCCGACTATCGTGGCGATTACCTCAGTGACTACAGGGCTAAAGCTTGCTTCAGGTGCTGTTGCTTTGTTTAGCTCAGCTAGCGCGCCAATTATCGCAGCAGTAGCAGGACTTGCAGCAATCGGTGCAGCAATGATCACTGTTTACAACAACACCAAAGCGGCTACAAGCGCGATGGAGGAGTTTCAAAGACAGCAGGGCATTAGAGCAGCGACTAGCAATCCTGTCGCAGCCCCTGAGCAAATTGCAGCTGCAACTAACAGGGGAATCCTTGGGGACAACCCAGCACTCAACCCGCCAAAGACAACTGGCACAACAGGCGCAGGAATTGCAGGGCAGAGCAGCAAGAATACGGCTATCAAAGTCCCACAGCCAAAGTCCCCTAGCCCTAGCTCACCTGTCGTAATCAACAACAACGTAACAGTAAAGAAGAGCGTTGCGAGCGGTCCTGACATTGCTAAAGCAATCAACACTGCAAATCGCAACCTAGGCACTCAGACAATCAAGAACTTGAAATACTAATGAGCAACGTTCTAGAAAATTTTGATATCGCCAGTGATCTAAAGGTCGAATTCTTTCTTCCTGACGCAGCTGGTAACTTGTTTATCTTGGGTATCTCGCTACTCGGTGGAGATGACGTCCTAGCAGGTGCAGGGCAGTTCATTATCGGGACTTCGCTATTAGGTGGCACTGACACGCTTGCAGGTGAAGCCACAGTAGCGTTCACCTGGCAGGCTTATGAGTGCAGCGTAGGTGAGCTTGAGATTGACTTCGGTGGAGAAGTTCAAGACGCGCTCTATTTCCAGCCACGTCCGGCACAGGCTGACCTAACACTGCAAAACCTAACCATTGACCCCACTGTAAACCCTGCTATGCGCCCAGGTGTAGGCGTGAGAGCAAGACTAGCTAGAGGCGATTACAACAAGACGCTATTCAGGGGCTACATAGACACAATCAACGTGAGCTACGACCCGCGCAACAACTCGCACACAATGCAGATAACAGCCTTCGACAGCTTCAAGCGCGTAGTTAACTCGCGCCTTGCTTTGCTAGATACCGCTGACCCTGTGGAGTTCCCTGACGGCTATGCAACACCTTACGAAGTCATTGAGATTATTGCTGATCAGTATGGAACGGCAATGAGCGCATTGAGCGAGCCTACAGCTGGCGAGATACCTGGAACGACACTTGCAGACTTTATCCCGGCAACGCCACTATATGAAGCCATTCAGGTTGGGCTAGGACTGTTCTGGATTGAGCCGGACACTGAGGAATTTGTCTTTATCCCTCGACCTGAAACCCTAAACCCTGAGGGCGCTTACTCAATCGGCAACAATCACAACGAACCTTTACACCTTTGCATGTCTGATCTTGAAGTTGCCAGCAACCTAGAGAACATTTACAACAGCCTCAAAGTGTCACTGACTAGCGACAGCGAAACATCAGTGCTTGTTCGCAACACCGACAGTATCGAGCTGTTTGGAGAGTATGCAATTGACACTGATTTGAACACGACTGACGCAGACGAGCTAGAGCGCTGGGCTAGAGCTGTATTCAATCAGACAACTACAAAGCTAGTTCAAAACGTAGAAACCCCTGCAATAGATCGCAAGGGCGCGCTCACTCACGCTGCAATCATTCAGCCTGGGGAAACAATAAGAGTTGTATACACAACGCCTCAACTAAATATAAACGACACCTATACAGTAACTAAGGTGAGTCATTCGATAGACGTGAACAACTGGTTCACTACACTTGAGCTTTGGAAAGAGTTTTAACATGCCTTATAAAGTCTTTGTCAATGGTTTCCCGCTAAACGCTAGCGAAATCAACAGCAACCTAATGCAGCAAGCAATTGCGACCTTCGTGGACTCGACTGCTCGCAGCGCTGCTATTGAAACTCCACAAGAGGGACAAGTTACGTATCTCACCGGGACTAACGTGTTTCAGTATTGGACAGGCAGTGCTTGGGCTGATCTGCTACCTAGTGCCGGGACTGTAAGCGACAAGTCTGCCAATTATGCGATTGTTGCAGGTGACGCAGGGAACACTATTCGCAGCACCGGAAGCGCAATCACAATCACAGTAGACAATGTTCTTTCCGTAGGGCAACGCATAGATTTTGCGCAATTCGGTAGCGGTCAAATCACTTTTAGCGCAGGATCAGGTGTCACGTTAAACTCTAAAGGCGGAAAGCTAAAGACTGCTGCTCAGTATTCAGGTGCAACTGTTCAGTGTGTTGCTTCGGGTGTTTATTGGCTGGTTGGAGATCTAGGCTAATGCTTATTCCCCTAGGGTTTCTAGCAGCTTCAGGTGCAGAAAGCGCAACATTTCAGCTACTCGAAACAACAGTCCTAACAGGCTCACAAGCAAGCGTTGAGTTCACAAACCTAACGACAAAATATGCAAGCACTTATCAGCACTTGCAGATTCGTATGACTGCAAGAATGACTGGAAGCAATAACTTCGAGAATCTTTTGGTTCGCCTGAATTCTGATACTGGTTCAAATTACGCTCGCCATGCATTGTTAGGTAACGGCTCTGGGGTTTCTTCGTCTGCCAGCACTTCGCAAACAACAATGAATCTTGGACCTGTTCCAGCAGGTGGCAATCAAGGCTCTGGGCAATTTGGTGCAGCAGTCATAGACATACTCGACCCATACGAAAGCAAAAATAAAACAATTAGAAACCTATTTGGCAAACACACTCCGACTGGTGGCGAAACTTGGGTAGGTTTGACTTCGGGAGTTTGGCTTAACACAGCCTCGCTCACAACCATTTTGCTTTATCCTGAAACAGCCTCGCAGTTCGCCACAGGCTCTTGCTTCTCACTATACGGATTGAAGGCAGCATGAGTTACATCGCATTAGCTAACATCACGCTATCAAGCACAGATAGCGAAATCGTGTTTTCTTCTATCCCTGCAACTTACAGAGACCTAGTTGTTGTTGTAGCTGGTAAGACATCTGGCAACGCTGATTATGGCATCAGATTGAATGGCGATAGTGGGGCAAATTACAGCTTTGTTTACATGGGCGGTAATGGTTCAAGTCCTGCATCTGGTGCAGCAAGTGGGCAGACTCAGATTGTTCTTGACGCTTACTTTTGGCGCAGCTCAGAGCAATCAAATTGCATAGTGCAGATTATGGACTACAGCGCAACAGATAAACACAAAACAGTTCTATCTCGCAATAATGTTGCAGGTGGCGGAGTAGATGCTTTTGCAAATCGTTGGGCAAACACAGCAGCAGTTACTAGCGTGACTGTCAGAACTGTGAGCAACGCTTTTGACCCAGGCACGACTATCTCCCTCTATGGCGTAGCGTAAGGAAACAACATGACTTATACACTTATCGCACATCAAGAGCTGACGAGTTCACAGGCTTCGATTACGTTTTCTTCGATTCCTCAGACCTTCACCGATTTGTTTTTGGTATTAAATACAAGAGCCGTAATGCCTAGCAATAACGAAGGCGATAACATCTTCATGCAGTTTAACAGCGTTACATCTGGTTACAGCTCTCGGACATTAGTTGGAACTGGATCGACAGTAGCAAGTTACAGCAACCCAAATAACATCACTTCAAAGGTTTTCATCGGCACTTCTGCAAGCACTATTGTTGCAGGTTCGGCTTGGAGCAGCACTCAGGTTTACATTCCTAACTACACTTCAAGCAACAACAAAAGTATCAGCACCGAAAGTAGCGCAGAGGGAAACACTT